TCCGTCACTCTGCATTTGCCAAGGATGCACTTACAGTAACCGCATTTGCTCTCGTCCGCACGGCAGTCTGTAATGTTGGACGCAGTAATGCCATCCGAGCCACCATTAACTCGCACCTGACAGAGGGTCAGTGTGGTTTTCGTCCCGTTGTTGCTAAAAGACGGAATAAACGGGGCAACGGCTGGCGTACCTGCAAGTACTTCAATTTCCACGCGTCTTACAGATTCCTGTGTGTCGCACGAGATTCCGACAGTAACGTATCGAGGCAGAGAACTATCCGCATATTGTGACAAATCCAAAATATAACCAGCGTCATTTTGAAAATAGTGTCCCTGAATCCAAGCTTTTCCCGAGCCAATCCGGATTTGAAAGCCGCTTGCAGGCGTGATTGAGAAACACTCGCCATAAGTGTCTTGAATACCGTCGCAAATAATGCTGGATAGATAGCTTGTAAAATGCTCAGCCGTATAAACCCGGTCTAAGTTTTTTGCGTTGAAAAAACCGTATGTAAAAGCCATACTCATCCCTCCTGAAAAGTAGGTGTCAAACTCCTGCCGTTTTGGTCAAAACTCTCTATCATTCCGATTAGTCGGATACGGTTTTGTGATAGTCCAAAACGAGTTTGCTGTACTGTTACCAAGTCACCGACCTGGTAATTTTGTGGATACTGCTCTTGCGGTGAGGTTGCAGTAATGCTGGATTCGCTGATTTCTTCCACTGGCAAAAGATTTTCACGCCCTCGTTCTTCCAACATTTTCAAATATTCGTTTTCCGGAATAGTGACGGATTCCCCTGCATCGTTCTGCGTTTCTTCCGATAAATCCCGTGCATCTACATAAACCTCGTACCGCTCCCACTGTGTCGGCCCTGGGTCGAGGGTGCAAAATATGCGTTTACGAGCCTCGCCCTCGCCAGCCCCTAACGTGTAAGCCGCATTTTGCTGAGCGGCTGCGTTTTTGAGATAGTCAAAAGTCAATAAATTGTGAAACGCATCCGAAAAAATCACATGCGGATATGTATCTTGTAAAATACTGCGGTCAATACCCTCCGACAATGTAAACACCATTTGATAATTTCGGCTGTTTGGTTTTGTTTCAACGAGGGAGATGTTTGCCGTTCCGCCGACCAATTCACAGATTTTGTAAATCCACTCCATCAGGTTTGCATAGCTGATTTGCAAGTGGGTTTCTTGCTTCCAGCAGTTGCCAGTGATTTCCCCAAGCTGCAAGCCCGGAAGGAAACGCTCGTTTTGTTGCAAGCAGTTCTTGCGAATCGCCGTGTGTATAATCTCTCCATAGCTGGTTTGCTCTTTGATTGCCATCGTTGGATAGATAATGCGACGAGATAACAAAATCATGAGAAAATGACCGCTTACGGTCAGATAATCGCCGTTTTCCGCATCCGTCTGAATCCGGACAGCCTCAATCAATCCATAATGCTCTGTGTCATCTTTCCGCCCAACTAAGCGACCTGTTTGAAAGATGGCAACGGTTTCCGGAGTGGCAGCAATATATAATTCAAATTGTCCGCACTGAAAATATTCGATGTCCCAGAGGAAACTTGAAAACGCATCGCAGACCGCCTCTAAGGTGATAGATACCGTGTTTTCGGCGGCGGTCATTTGGTAAACTTCAATTAGCATAATTTATACTCCTAAGTATGCATCTGTGTGCTGGATGGTTGCGGTGATGTATTTTGATGCACTCAACCGATACCGATTTAAGCCCTTACGGAGTGTAAACCAAGTTGAACCAGAGGTCATGCAGTTGATAATGTTGGTTGTTACACCATCTCGCACCAGAGTAACCGACTTTTGCCCTTGCTTGGTATTGATAATGATTTTGTCGCCAGGTAAAATGTCCAATCGCAGCTGGAAATAGGTTGATGTGTCGTCATCATACAACGTAACTGCTGTTATAACAGGGTTCGGGACATCCTCGCCGGAAGCGGCTTCTAAGGTAATCAGGATTCCTACTTCTTCACCGGAATTGAAGATGGACAAGGTTTTATCTGTACTGTAAACGCCCAACGGAAACGGCTCATCGCTCTCTGGAAAGGGAAAGTGAAACGCTCCAAATACGGATTGACTGTATGCATAGATGGGCTGCATGCTGTACCAGTAAGGGTCTGGGCAAATGATACTGATTTGTCCGTTGACCAATTCACCAAAATTGGTCACGGTGCAGCTTTCAACATATCCCTCTGTATAAACATCAATTCCGACTGTACGATAATACACCTTGAGATATTGAGCGGTTTTCACAACCCGATAGAGGGCGTGGCGGTTTAATTCAATGTTACTGCCGTAGCCTCGCATCTCAAAAGATAGCACTAAATTCCGCTTTTCGATAAAAGCGTTGTTTAAGTAGCTGCCATTCATTCCAGCATATGGTGTTGTACTAATCGTTCCTGCTGGCGGATACAGTCCATCAATTTTGGAAATCATGTAATTGTTTGCAGTGGCGGTCATGTTGATGCGGTCGCCGGCTGCATTCTCAACAATAAGTGTAAATCGCATAAAACACCTCACACATTGATTGCATTCCGGGTTTGCCGGTAAATTTCCAGACGTGTCAATGCCTTTGGACTGTTGTTTGTCTGGTTGATGGTGCGGCTGTTGTCGTTGTTGATAACAGTCGTTGTTGCTCCAACAGAGCCTTGCTCGCTTTTTAAAGCATCCATCTGCAAATTTCCTTGCATGGAAACAGAAATCCCATCCGCAACCGCAGCGACTGCTTGAGTTACAAGCTTTTTGCTTTTATTGATACCATTAGCCAATCCTTGCATAAAGTCAGGCATCCAGCTTTCGTAGTCTGTCAACGGTCCTTTATCCGGGACTGAGAAGTGCAGGAAATCCCGAATGGTATCAGCAACATTGGTGACACAATCTTCCAGCCAGCCAATAGCACTTTGAATCCCGTCAATAATGCCCCAGATAATATCGCTACCCCAGTTCCAAGCGTCGGAAGCAAGCCCTCTAATCCAATCAATAGCACCGTTAAGCCCGTTTTCAATGGTTGTCCGGATGTCGCCGATTTTGTCAGAAATTCCGTCATGTATACCGTCCCAAATATCGGAAATCTTATTTTTAATCTGGCTCATAAGATTGGAGATGCTGTCATAAATGTTCTCCCATGCATTTGATACATTTGTTTTAATTCCATTTACAACAGACGATATTTTATCTGATATGTTATCCCAGATTCCGGAAAAAGTGTTGCGGATGTTTCCCATTATAGAAGAGATTGTGCCAGAAATAGAACTCCAAATCCGCTCAATGAGGGAACGGATTGCGTTGGATACTGTATCAATCTGCGACCGAATAGCCTCCCAAATGTTTGTAAACGTTGTTTGTAGAGCAGTTAAGAGTGGCTCTAAAAAATCTTTTATTCCGTTCCAAATGGTTTCGACAAGATTTTTTATAAACTCCAGCTTTTCTTGTATTTTATCGCTGATAGCCGTCCAGATTTCAGAAAAGAAATCCCGAATGCTTTCTAAAATTGGTGTTATAAAATCAACAATTCCGTTCCAAATAGCACTAATTTTTTCGGAAATCCAGTCCATAACCCTTCCAACGACAATTCGAATCGCTTCAAAAATTGTTTCAAACAAATATCCGAAAGCGTTAATCAACGGCTCTATCGTTGTATAGATAGTTGTCCATACAGTTGTAATCACTGTATATATCGTATTAAACACATTATATACTACTGTATAAATTGCATTAAAAATTGTGCTAAAAAACGTATAAATACCCTGCCAGATTGTTGTTACAAACGTCCTGATAGAGGTAAAAACATTGGTTACTGTTGTTTGGATTGATGTCAGAATGTTTGTGAAAGTCGTAGAAACAGAAGCCCAGATGTTGGAGAAGAATGTTTTGATGTTAGTCAGCGTATTAGAGAAGAACGTCTTAATGTTTGTCCAAGTGTTTGTGAAAAACGTCTTTACAGATGTCCAAACGGTTTCCCAATCTGTACCAAACCACCCAAGCACCACATCTGCAATACCTTTCAGGGTGTTCATAATGTTGCGGAACGTGTTGACAATAAAGCCCCAAATAGATGTAAAAATCCCTTTGATTCCATTCCAGCACTGCTCCCAATCGCCAGTAAACAGACCAATCAGAACGTCCAGCAATCCCAGAATAATGCCGGTAAATTCTGAAAAGACATTGGAGATGTTCTGAAAAGCACCCTCGAAAATAGGAGCTAACAGATTACACAGCCCATCCCACGCCGCTTTCAGCATATCGGCGAAACTCTCAAAATCGAATCCCAGAGCATTAAGCCGGTCGGTAATGCCTTGTGTCAACTCGGTAAATGTGCCTTTGATTTGCTCCCAGATACTTATAATTTTATTTTGGAAATCCTCGTTTGTTTGCCATAGATGTACAAATGCAGCCGCCAGAGCGGCGACAGCTGCGATAATGGCAAGCAACGGACCTAATGACACGCCCAACGCTCCGGTAATGGCTCCGATGCCACTCTGCACAGCAGAGAAAAGGGCGGGCAGTTTGGATACTGCGGAAAATACCGTCCCCACGCTGGAAATGGTCTTTCCCAATACTATCAACATCGGACCCAGAGCGGCAGCCACCAGTGCAATTTTCGCAATGGTTTCCTTGGTCTGCGGGTCTAATTGGTTCAACTTGTCCACCAGTTCCTGAATACGGGAAACAATGGAGCGAATGGTAGGCATCAGAATATCACTAAAACTGATTGCAAGTTCTTCCAGCTGAGATTTCAAAATAGTCAACTGTCCTGCAAGATTGTCCTGCATAGTAGCTGCCATTTTTTCGGTCGTGCCATTGTAGCCATCTACCGTATCGGAACAAGTATCTACTGCATTTGTCAGCTTCTCAAAGTCTGCTGGTGATGCGTTGATAATTGCCAACATACCAGACATCGCTTCTCGAC